CGCGGCATTAGAGGCGCTCAATTTGATGGGCGTCCCTTTCCCCCTGGTCGTTACTGACAAGACATCAAACGGGCTTGCATCAATGGCGGGCTCGGCTTGTCGGTTAACCCAGGTACCAAAGTGGCGCCGCGAAGAGATGCCTGGGGTTTCCCTCTATCGGTTCGAGTGTGAACGGCTGTTAATCAGCCACGGAATGCGGGGTACAGAATGAAAATTGCGGGAAAGAATTTACAAGGCGAATCGCGTCAATATGAGTTCAAGCTTGTTGACACTCTCACCGGACTCAAGCTCTTTCACAACTACATTAGCCTGGTTATTGAGGTGTTGCCGACGCTCACTGACTTGATAGCTTTACGCCGAAGCAGTGACCAGAAAGAGGAAACTCAGAAAGAGGCTAGTATAGGGTGGTCTGACTTGGGGAGCATGCTAGAAGTATTACGTGTACTGCCCGCTGTGTTCACCTGGGACCGTGTAACAGAACTTTCGGCGGCTCTATTAGCTGGTGGTAAGATCACAATCGACGGTGTCACGCAAGACATGGGCGCTGATGGCATGGGTGACTATGCGAAGTCGGATCCCATGGAGCTTTACACGGCACTATTTTACGCCATCGCTGCGAATTATCCAAAGTATTTTGCCCCTTTTCTCGATTCGAGCCCGTCTACAGAGGCGGGGGAAAGCGAGTCCCCCATAGCTTAGACTCAACGACAATCGATGTTTTAATAGTTGCTCGCTTCTACCGTATTGACCCGGACATTGTAGGACGCTGGACGGTTAGAGACTTTCTCGACCGTCAAGAATTTATGCACCTGCAAAACGAGTATTCAGAAAACAACCAGACGCCGAAGTACAACGAACAAGGCGAGGAAATCTATTATAAATAATGGCCGATTTCGAAAAAGTATATAGCCTCAACTTTGACACAAAGAAGGCCGAAGCGGGGATCAAGCGCCTTGAGGCTCTGCTTATTCGTATCGCCAAAAGCCCTGCCTTCGGCTCGCTTGTCAAGCTCGAGAATCAGCTACGCCGCATCAATACCCAGGCTAGACAAGCCGGTCATTCGATGCAAGCAAGCTTCGGCGAACGTGCCCCACGTGCTGTTCGTAAAACCGAAGGCGAACTCACCAAGCTAAACTCAAAAATTAGACAAACGAAAATCACCTTGGCAGGGATCCACTCTGGACTCACCACGGTTGCGTCAAACTTAAACCGGTACGTTACTCTCCCCATTCTAGGCGGCGCAGCCGCGTCTTTTAAGTTTGCGACAGACTTTAACAAGAATCTCGCCAACGTCGCGACCCTCATTCCCGGACAGACAGAGCGTATAAACTCGCTAAAAGAGTCTGTGCTATCTCTGTCCGCTGAGTCCGGCAAGTCCCTTGAAGATTTAACAGACGCTCTCTACGAGACTATATCGGCTTACGGTGACGACGCTGAGACTGTGGACCGATTGCGCATCGCCGAGAAAGCAGCGCTAGCCGGTAAAGCTGACACGATCGCCGCTGTCAAGCTACTCAGCGCCGAGACCAAAGCATATGGCGACACCTCCGCAGTGGCACAACAGAAAGTATCGGACCTCGCATTTCTAACGGTTAAACTTGGCCAAACCACGTTCCCCGAACTCGCTTCTAGCATGGGCAAGGTTGTTCCGCTTGCTGCTCAGTTGCAAATCTCACAGGAGGAAGTAGCGGCGACTTTCGCCACGCTAACCGGTGTGTCCGGTGACGCTGCCGAAGTGTCGACGCAAGTTGGATCGCTGCTTCGGGCGTTCCTGAAACCTTCTGAGAAGCTTACCGAGTTCGCGGAAAAATACGGCTACGAGTCCGGCATAGCTATGATCAAGTCCAAGGGACTTGCCGAGACTATCAAGCTGATGGGCGAGTTCGCTCAAGGCGATGAGCAAGCTTTGCTTGCCATGACGCGCAGAGCTGAAGCGTTGAACGGTCTCTTACCTCTCATCGGCGGTCAGGCTGAGAACTTCAACACGAAGCTTGCCGCGATGCAAGATTACGCGGGGGCAACCGATGCAGCGTTCAACGAAGTTCGCGACGGTATCAATAAAACCGGCTTCTCGTTCGAACAGACTAAGCGCAAGTTTATAAACTTCGCTGTTAGACTCGGCGACAAGTTGCTACCGGTCGTTAATCGTGTCCTTGATAAGCTAGACCCGTGGCTTGAGAAGCTTGGGAAGCTCGACGACATAACGATTAACCAGATCGGCACCATTGCTAAGTGGGCGGTAAAGCTTGGCCTAGCGCTCAAAGCTTTGCAGATGATCACGGGGGCCATGCAAATATTGATGCCGATTCTGTCCGTGGCCTTCCCCGCTGCGGCCGCTAAGACAGTTGCGGCTAATCAGGCAATCTGCGCTAGTGCACAGACAGCCGGTGGGCAGGTGAGCAAGCTTGGCTCTTTATTGAAAGGGATCCCTGCCCTCGCTGCGGCTGCCTATGCTGGTTACCAGGTAGGCACGGCGGCGCTTGAAACTGTGGTCGACCCTGAGCTTAAGCGTCAAGAGCGTGGACTGAACAAAGGGATCAAAGCCACGGACAAGGCTCAGTTCGAGGCAACGCAGAAACTCGACCCCAGTAAAAGCATCAAGGAAAATGAAGCGCTTCTGAAGCGACAAGAGGAACAACTTAAGAAAACTAAGGGCGCTGCAGACGATTTAAATTCTACTTTCAACCTGGGCACCTTGGCGCCGTTTGGCGCTGCGGGAGCCTTGGTCAGTATCTACAGTCAATCCAAAGGGCCGACAACGGCAGAGCAGCAAGTTCAATTTGAGAAAGCGGACAAGGCGGCCAAGGACCTAGAAAAGCGTGTTATCGAGAATCGCAGAGTGTTGGAGGGTCAAAGGTTAAAGCAACGAATCGCCCCTGCATACCTGCAACCGGTACCAGGCCCCGAAGAGAAAGCGCCGCCCGCACCACAAGTTGATACTGAGCCATTGCGAGCGGATTACGGTAAAACCCGTAAAAAGAATCTTAAGATCGAAGCCGCAGAAGCGAAGCAGCAAGAGAAGCTTCAAGCCGCAGCTCAACAGAACACAACGAACGTCACTCAACACATAAAAACCGGTGATACAACGATAAACATCAATGCCAAGAATGCAGACGCGCAAGCGGTCGGCAGAGTTGTCAAGCGCCAGATTAAACGAGAGTTGTCGAAAGACGTTGGCGATGCAGCAAGGTCACTTGCGGTAGGTGAGCAATGAGTATCCCATTAAACGCTTCTGATGCGATAAGCGCAGTGAGGGATGGCGTCCTCGGACTCGTTGAGACTGTCTTGATCGGCGAGCTCGAAGTGTCTGCTTTGATAGAGCTAGACGCACCTGAGGAGTTGGACATCTCAGAGAAGCCCATCGAGGAGGGGTACAACATCGTTTACGCGGCGATCCATATCCCCATTGAGATCAACATGACTATCTGCCTTGCCAATCCGCAGTATTCGGTTGAAAACGCCGTGGGTAGTTTAATCAGTGGCGATGTGAGCTCGCTCACTGAGACTTGGCGCGATAAGAAGGACAGACTTTATACGTATAAGAACGACCGTGAGATTCTCACTGTACAGACGCAGGATGGAACGTTCGAAAACATGCTGATCAAGAACATCACTCCAATCTACAACGTTGATGAAAACTGGGACGCGTTTTTTGCTTCAGTGACTCTGCGCCAAGTGGAGATACTTACTTCGACGACTTCAGACAATGGGTCTCTATCCGCCCAGGGGCTTAAGGACATGGGCGGCTTATGAGCAACATTATCATAAATGTGAAAGAGGTTCCCTATTACGTTGGTACAAAGGTACTTGACGGCAACACCTATAAACTGACGTTTCGCTGGAACAGCTATAGCGAGGTGTGGCACTTGGACATTGTAGGATCCTCTTTGTCAATTCTCGGTATTGCCTTGTTACCTGGTAAGAATCTCCTTAAGCCTTATGGTTACGCCGAGCTTGGTGAGCTTTGGGTCATTGATAATTCCGGCGCGAATGAGAATCCAACTTTCTACGATTTCGGTTCGCGCTGGACATTGGAATACGTACCTCTGTCATGACAACGCTGTCTAACCCAACGGGTGAGATCAAGATTCTCGCCGACATAGAGTTTACGATCACCGACAGCTATTTCGATTTCGAGGTAATCAAGGACCTTGACGAGGAACCGAACGAGTGCGAGCTAACGGTCTACAACTTAGCTGAGAGTACACGACAGAAACTGACGACGGCGGCAAGCGCGATTAACACGGTGCAGTTTTCCGTTACGCCCTTCGGTCAAACTGAGCGCGTACTGGCTTTCGAGGGTGAGATTGACGCGGTTACGCATCGCAACCTTAGGCCAGGGCATGAGACTCATATTAAGGTGCTTAGCCAAAAGATTCATCATGTGAGTGCCTTTGTCGAAGAGAAAACCTACGCCGAAGGCACCTACGTCGATGTGATTGTGGACGACTTTATCAAAGTGCTAAAAGTGCCTATCGGGCACATTGACACTTTGCCGGACTCTAAAATTCTTCTGTCGCAATCATACAGCGGGCAGGCGCTGCCGTTGCTTAAAAGCTTCATTGCTGACATGGGTATGTATTGCTACATGCTCGACGGTAAGATTTATATTACCTCCGTGTATCAGCCCGAGTCACCGAACGTTAAGACGATTGACAAGCGCTTTGTGCTGGCGCCGCCAGAGCGAGTGTCCCGCAACGATGCCTATGATGTAGAGTTGCGCACTCTTGTCGAATACAGTGTCGAGAATCCATCAGCGAAAAAGCGGCGACAGAAAAAAGTAAAAGACGTTACCACCGAATACGAGACTATCAGCGCGGTGGATAAAGAGATCATGGGGTATATGTTCACGCTGTTTCTGTGCCCCACAATAAATCCCAACGACGTGATTGAGTTCCCGGATTACCCGGACCTTAAAGCAAAGCAGCACGTAGTCAAGTCGCTTAGGCACTATGGGTCAATCAACTACAACGGTGGTGAGTTCACAACGGAACTCGATACCGATGACTACGCTGAGGAGAGCTTCTAATGGGCCTGGCTCGAGAAATAGCAAGGCTGGTTACCCGCAAGTTTTCGCAGCTTGTAGCCGACATTCATACGCACATGCCTGCTCAGGTTGTGTCCTATGACAACGCGACGAACACCTGTGAAGTGCGCCCTTGCATCAAACGACTGCGCACGACGGATGCGGCGAATCTGGGGTTTATAGATCTGCCAGTGCTGACAGACGTGCCGGTTCGGCAGTTCGGATCCGGCAAATGCTTGATAAGCGTTGCACCACAAATTGATTCGTATGGCTTCTTGCATGTGTCTGCTCGTAGCATAGCCACGTGGTTAATTGACGGTGGTATCGTTGCGCCTAGCAGCATGCGCAAGTTTGATCTAAGTGACGCGGTGTTCGAGCCCGGCTTGTACCCGCTTAAAGCAGATGGCGACAATGGACTCATTGAAGTGGCCATCAACACAGACCGAATAGAGATGCGCACCCGAGCGGGTACGACAGCAGTGTCTGTACTTGATGACGAGTCTGTTTCGGTCAACACAGAAAACAGCTCTATCGTGATCGCAGCGGATGAGTCAATCACAGTCACGACAGACGGGCAAGCAATCACGTTTACAGACGGCACGGGAACCTTTGAGACAGACGGATCGGGTGTGATGAGCATGGACAACGGCAGCGGTACGATCGAACTGAAGAGCAACGGACAAGTGGCGCTGAACGGGACCAACCTGACGGTTGACGCATGAGCGAATTAATCGCTGTACAAGGCATGACACTCGTGACAAACCCACCAACGGTTACCGCTGTTATCACCCCGTTGCCAGGGGTAATAACGAAAGTCAAAACTGAAGCGAAACTTGTTGGTATTGATGGAGACCAAGTAACAGTGTCTGCTATCACTGTTCCGAGTGCTGGGGCAACGATCCCCGACCCTAGCCCGTATACCGTGGCGTTACAGTCCAGCGCGTCGAAAGTAAAAGCTGAAGGCACCCATGTCCTGTTAGAAGGTGACGAGTCAGAAACAATAAACGCAACGCCTCAGATCCCTGGTACACCACCGACTAATTACCCCGTGAGCTTTACGATTAAAATATCAGTAGCAGGACAAACAAAGGCAAAGGGCATATGAAAGACGCACGACTCACAAAAAATTCATCAGGCGACTATGACCTGATGTTCGAAAATGGTGTACTCGGCCAGCCCGTCGAGGACGGTGCCGAAGTAGCACAACACTGCGTCATTCGACTGCTCAAATTCAAGGGCGAGTCTGTGATCGACGACGCAACTGAGGATGGAACGAAATGGTACGAGATAATCTTCGACGCCTCTAAGTCGAAGGCACATAAGTTGCTCGAACTTAAACGACGCATCCTTGGCACGGCCGGCGTGAAAAAGATTCTTTCACTGGATTGGATGCAATCGGGTTCTACGGTTACCATCGAAGCCGCTGTGCAAACAGAGTGGGGCGACGAGACAATTTCGGATATATTGGAGCCGCTGTAATGACTAGCACATACAATTCAAACGGGATAACCGTTGACCGGTACACAGAGATATTATCCTATCTCGAAGACACGTTGCACACCACGTTTGGTTACTCTCTAAATCTTGCCATTGACACGTATCTGGGCCAAGAGATCCGTAATCTCGCTAACGTGCTGTCCCAAACAAACGAGATCGTACAAGCAATCTATGACGCGTTAGGCGTCGAGGATGCAAGCGGATCCCTGTTAGCCAAACAGTTGTCATTGATTGGCATCGATTGGGTCACCGGCGCCTACTCTTCGGTACCGTTGACCTTCACCGCGACGGCCGCTACCACGGTACCTGCTGGCACGCTCTGCCGGACGGAAACGGGTGTTACGTTCGCAACGGACGCGGCCATGACCTTAACCGGGGCAGGATCTGATGCTGTGGAAGCTACCTGCACGGTAGTCGGACCCCATGCGGCGGCCATCGGCGAGGTGAATACGATGGTGAACACTATCTACGGGATCTCAGGAGTCACCAATGCTGCAGCGGCAACGCCCGGACGGTTGCGCGCGACCGATGCAGAGATGAAGCAGATCCACACCACGACAGTGGCCGAATCGGGACAGAACGGCGCAGCCAGGATCTACCAGGCCCTGTCAGAGGTTACTGGCGTGAGTGCCATCTACGTGTTAGACAACGATACGGACGCCGCCATTGGTGCAGTGCCAGCACACAATGTGGCCGTGACAGTGATTGGTGGAGCAGACGCAGACATCGCCGCTGCTATCGATAATAACAAGACCACGGGCGTGCCTTCGTATGGTTCAACGACTGTGTCCGTATACAACACCACAACGGCAACATCGCATGACATCAATTTCTCACGCGGTACCGCTGTACCGATCTACATCGCCCTCGACATTACGACGATTCCTGGCGTGTTCCCGGACGATGGGGCAACCACGATCAAGGACGCATTAGTCGCGATGTTCACACCACAGGAGATTCGGATCGGCGACGACGTGGTCTACACAGAGCTCTATGCAGCGATCTATTCCGTGCCTGGCATTATCGTGAATAGCTACTATCTGGACACCGCCGATCCCCCGACGGGGACAAGTGACATCAGCATCAGTACCCTGCAGCTCGCCACGCTCGATGCGGACGACATTGACATCACGGTGCACTGATGGATGCCTACCAGACGCTATTTGACAAGCTGCTGTATCAGTTCCGGGATAGCCCCAACATCCTACAGGTCATCACCGCCTTTTCGGAACCGATTCAGGATACGCTTGACGTGCTCGATTACATCGAGACCAACCTGGATATCGACGTGGCTGATGGGACCATGCTGGACAAGCTAGGGAGTATACTAGGCGTCAAGCGCCCGCCCAGGCAGGAAACGCGGATCTTCACTCTGTGTAAACTCGGTGAGGTATTACCGCCATGGCAGGGCTTCGCCGATACGTCAGATCCATCGGTAACGGTGGGCGGGTATCTGACAACGACGCGCGGACTGGTGGACCAGAGCGATCCGGACGCCATGATGGCCGATAAAGACTTCAGATATTTGATCCGCCAAAAGGCAAAGGCACTGCGCAGGCTGATGACCTACGACAATCTGGCCAGTTACATGGTGGCGTTTGGCCATCGCGCCAAGATCGACGACAGCGGCGATCTAGTGGTGGTGATCGACCCCTTTGATGCACCTGATGAGTGGACCCGTTGGTACATCGAGAATCGCGGTTTTTCACCAGTCGGTATAAAGATCGTTTTGCAGGATCCCCTGCGTGACGGAGAGGTAATTTAATGCTAGAAAAGATTGCAAACGTGTGGGCCGCCTCCGGTACCACTGACGAACCAGATGCACCGAAGAAAACGGTTGGTTTCGCAGGCGCGGATCAACCCGCTATGGAGCGATTCAACTGGCTCCATAATCTGATTCAGACTAAGGTCAATGAGATAGTCTCCGAGAGGCTTAGCGGGTTGTATGAAGACGCAGCGGCGCCGACTGCAATGTTGACCACGAAGCTTTTTGACGAGCCATGGGGCCTTACCGACGACGATGTAAACACGCTATCAGGTGGGTCTGGAAAATCTTATGTTGATCTAGGAGTGTATTTCGATTCCACCGCTAATACTCCGCGACTGCTCGCATTAGACCGCGCGGGTAACTCTGTGGATGTATATGATCCACGTGCGCTTACTGCACTAGACGCCTCAGGAGATTTGACGAGTGATTTGCCGAGTGGATCTGGTGAAACATGGGAAGCTCTATCTATGGCGACAGATGGAACCTATGTCTATATCACATTTGTAGACACGAACTCAGATGAATATCAAGTGCAGTCCTGGCTAATTAGTGATTGGTCTGTTAATACCGGTTGGTCAGCGACAGGCACGGCATTGCCAGGGTCGGGTACACCATCACTAGGCTATGTCCCTGCTTCAATAAAAATTGTTTCGGCAACCAAGTTGGCCGTGCTGAATAATTGGATAACGGTATCGGCGGCTTCAAGTACTGCACTCAGCATAATTGATTCATCCGACGGTAGTATCACTGCATCCGGCGCAGGGGACTGTCCCACGGGTGATAGCTGCGAAACATATCCGGGGCTTGCCTCCGATGGCACAAATGTATTTTTTGGGACTCGTGGATCTACCGGTAGGTATCTATGCTCAGCCACAATTGCCAATCCACAAGTGGGATGCGGAGGGACGGGGTATCCTCTGACGATTTCCACACCAATTGCTGGACAGCCTAATTTCTTATCACAGTGCGGCCCAAATCTTATTGCTGCGCCAATTAGTGTATACAGTGGTCACGCGATCACTGACGCCGTCCTACACACATGCAACGCCGACGAAGCGGATCTAGGTGAGATCGTAAGAGGCCAAAATGGGGCCTCGTCTCCACTACCGGCGGATGAATGGTTTGTGCAAACTATTTATGATTCTCGCTATGATGGCATTAATCTTTGGCTCGCGTGTAATGTGCGTGATTTATCGGGTAGCAACTCCGCAGCGGTCGTTAAAATCGACGCGTCAAAATTACCCAATAACGCTAGCTCCAACAAGACACCAGCTGTGATAGACATCGCTAGTTGTTTCCGGGTAGGCTCTAATGTAATGAGTGGCGACACTGCACTGGGGCGTCTTATGTCCTTAGAGTTTGATGGCAGAGATTTATGGATCGTAAAAGAAAATAGACCAAGCCAGACCGACAGCGGCAAGATCTTCCGCCTACCGTTGGCCCTATTGAGGTCCTAATATGCGCAATGAGAACCGAGATGATGTCAGCCAAGTTATACACACTGACCTAGTCCGTACCCTGGTAAACGAAGTAATGAGCATGAGTAAAAAGGTGGCTGAGCTCTCAACTGAGATCAAGTCACTTCGTCACGACATGCATACTGAGCTAGCCTTGGGCATAGCGAAACAGGCAGAGGTTTGCAGAGCTGAGAGGAAGTCTGGAAAGCTATCCTATCCGCCACGGCCCATCGTGCTTAAATCATTGTGGTGGAAGGTGGGGATTGGTCTCGGTGGCGTTGTCACTGCGATCGTGAGTTGGCTTGTAGCTCGATGAGCAGCAGGCCTTGCAAGCTTTTCGTAAATTTTCATTTCGTCACCTCAATTTGCAACAGCGGATTTATTCTGTAGATGCAGATGAAGGGTGATGAACTCCGACGGTTGTTGTCCAAACTACACGGCCATTATACAGTTGACACTGACGACGATTGTAGGGCGTCTTTTGGGTCTCTACGAACTGCATTGCTTTTTTAGTTTTTATTAATTTTGTTATCTTTGAAACTTCGCCACGATACCACCGTCTAGTAGAAAATTTATCAGACAAATCAGAACAACCATAAAGAAAACCAGATAAAACTTCGTTATCGTCCATTGGTTTCATGATTATTCGTCTGCCGGCCAAGTGCTCAAAACGAGAGCACGATGTTGCTGGTCTTCGCTGATGCATTTTGGTTCACCCAGTGTCGTGTGGAACTCGTAGCGGGGCTTGGGTTTGCGGCGGAAGTATATCTCATCGAGTATGACTACACCCAGATTCCCCCACGCGGGGTGAGCTGGGGCGGGCCCTTGCCACACAAAATCATCGGGAATAAGTTCGAATCCATCACCCGGGTGCGGTGACCATTGTTCCTCGCCTTGATGTTTTATCAACCACATAGCCACAAACTCGTAATCATCGGGCCATTTGCGCTCGATTTTTTGCCCAGTCGCTGGATTCCATAACGTCATGTCAACGCGGACTTCTATAACATCAGAAAGTTTTACTGTCGGGCCGTCTTCTTTTTCTTCGCGCGCCGCGATCTCCTCGTACGTCGGCACGTGGCGGAAATCCTGCAGGTTGCTTGTATCTTTCGTCCGCCACTCCCGTTTTTCCGGGTCGTAGTCTGGGTGGTAGCGGAGAAGCCCGGAGCCCGGCACACGGTCAACCGAAGCCTGACTCACATAGACATCAAAGATTACTGCAACGTTGTTGACCGTTACCGCGCAAACCGTCCCCTCTGGAAACGAGACCCAGTCGTATAGGGGTTCGCCGTAGATGCAAACATTTTTTTTAATCGGCTTGAATGTATAATCCCCAGCATACGTACAATTGTCACCATCCAAAAACTTGCAATCGTTACATCTCATTTTCATCCTCGCACGTCTCTGTGTCGTCGAAATTTTCAGCCATGACCCCGGCTAACGCTTCAATCGAATTTACATCGATTAAAATTTGCACATGTGGGTCAGCGTATTTCTTGATCCACGCGATACCAAGTTCAGCGATCTTTTTTAATTCTTCCCTTTTTCTGCGAATTTCGTATAAAGCCAGCACACAAAATGCCAAAATTTCGACGTCTGCATCAAATCTAAAAAGATAACGGATGTCGTCTTCAGTATATTTTTCTAATGACGCATAATTTAGCATTTCACGGTGACGTAGATATTCCTCTAAAAACACGGCGAAGTTAAACACCGAAGGTCTGATGTCATTGGTTTCCATCCTATTCCCCTTTCTTAACATACTCGATCAGCCGGTCGAAAATCTCTTGCATGTTGTCTGACCACCAGGTTAGATGGCCTAGAGATGCAAGGTGATTAAGTTTTTCAAGTTGTCCTTTGGTTGGCTTTTTGCCTGGCGTTTTGACCT